CGCCAGTTGATCCACTCGCTCCAGTTGATCCAGTCGCGCCAGTTGATCCAGTCGCGCCAGTTGATCCACTACCAGTCGCACTTACTAAACTCCATATTGGTGATAAACCAGCACCTTGACTAGTTAAAACCCAACTCGCTGTACCAACACCATTTCCAACTGTTAAACTTTTACTTATATTTAGATTTGGAACATAAACTGTATTATTTACGGTGCCAACTAAATTAGAACCCAATACTATTGTAGATACTCCATATGCTGCTGAATTAACACCGTGTGCGAAACTATAATTACCCGAAGCAGTCGTTCCCATACCCCCAGCGTGTGAATAATAAGCGGCATATGTACCTTCACCTTCTGCGTGTGAATATGTACCAGCAGTTGTTGAAGCACCCTCTGCGTGAGACCAATTATTTGCGGTTGTGCCATATCCTTCTGCGTGTGAATATGTGTCGGCACTTGTATTGGCACCCTCTGTGTGTGATCCAGCAGTGGCTGTTGTATTTCCACCTTCTGCGTGTGATCCTAACCCATAGAAACTATCATCAGCATATGAATTATTACCTTCTGCGTGAGAATAATTTGTTGCTGTTGTGCCATATCCTTCTGCGTGTGATAAACCATTAGCATATGTATTTTGACCTTCTGTATGTGAATAAATTATAGAGGTTGTTGATACACCTTCTGCGTGTGATGCGTATCCAGCAACAGTATTTGATCCTTCTGCGTGTGCTAAATTACTATTTGCTGTTGTTTGATAACCCTCTGCGTGTGCTTGATAACTATTTGCTGTTGTTTGATAACCCTCTGCGTGTGAATATGGTCCAGTTGATAATGTTTGGTATCCTTCTGCGTGTGAATAATTACTAGCACTTGTTTGATAACCCTCTCCGTGAGACCAATTACTAGCAGTGACATATTGACCTTCTGCGTGAGACATTGTTGAAGCGTGTGTATTATTACCCTCTGTGTGAGATGTTAATATAGCGGTTGTGTTAAATCCTTCTGCGTGTGAAAATGTATCAGCAATCGTCAATTCACCTTCTGTATGTGAAGTACTAGTGGCTGTTGTTTGATTACCCTCTGCGTGAGACCAATGATTAGCCTTAGTAGATTGACCTTCAACGTGTGATACATTTTGTGCTATATTAAAATATGGATATGTGTTAAATCCTTCTGCGTGTGAGTTTGTATCAGCACTTGTTTGATTACCTTCTGCGTGTGAATTATTGGTTGCTATTGTTGAAGCACCCTCTGCGTGTGAATAACTATCAGCACTTGTATATGCTCCTTCACCATATGAATAATTTGTTGCGGTTGAACTATAACCATTAACTATTGAATAAGTGCTGGCAGTATTACCACTTAAATTATTTCAATATGAAACTTTGAGTGCCAGATTTTAACCATATTTGTGATGAAGTTAAACCATTTAAGTTAAATGATAATGAAAATGTGCCACTTTGTGTTAATGTGGTTGGTGAAACACTTAAATATGGTGATGATGAAGTTAATGATATATATGCGAAATTAGAAACTCCCGTCCCAGCAGGTCCAGTTGGTCCAACAGCACCAGGTGTGCCTGTTCCAATTATAGCACCATTATTATCTAAAACTTGCCAACCATTTCCATTATAAATTAATTGATAACCAGCCAAAAGTTTAATTTGGATTAAAGTATAATATGTACCATTATTATTTAATCTTACAGTTATAGTATTATAAACACTATCATTATTATAAATGGAAATATATGTACCTATATTCCAATAATACAAATTATTACCAGGATCATTTTGTAATGGTGCTGGTATAATCGTTTCAGCACTTGTTGTTGATATTAAACCTTGATTTGAAGCATCAATAGATGAAACCAATTTACAATTTTCAGTATATTCACTATATGAAGTGTTCCAATTTATAGGACTAGTTGTTGTGTTGTTTGAAATTATCAATTCAATACTTTTCAAATTACTATCTAATGTTAAACCCATTTTTTTAATTTTTTTTTAATTAATTTTTGTATCAGTGCCAAATAAACTTTTCATTTTAGTTAAAAAATCAGTACCAGTTATTAAAGTTATATTCTCATAAATACTTTTCCCTTCCACTGCTGCTATAATACCACCAACCACTTTAATAACTGGTAATCCATCCCATAATAATTTTTCAATTATTAAAGCGGTTATTACAGCCATATTATAAAATAAAATTTTAATTAAAGTGTTCCTCATCTTGAAAGATGTTATCTTAATATTATTTTTATAGGAGGCATACATACCTGATATGAAATCAAATAAAATTAAAGTAAATACACTTAAAATTACTGATTGTATTGGTGCTAAAATGGCAATTATAACTGATAAAATTTTAATCAAATAGGGTGTGTAAAAGTTATTTAGTATCTGCTTCATTTCTCATATTGGTTTTATATTCACACACGATGTTGTGATGCCATATATATTAAAAGTTAAAAAATCACTCGCACTATAATCAGAAGTTAAATACATTTGTGTTTGTCCTGAATACTTATAAAATATACCATCTGGGAAATTATTTATATTTATATCCACCGATCCATCATTATTAACTGTTGTTAAATCTTGATAAAATTGTTGGAATTTATCACTAATTAAAATATAAACAGATGAACCAGTAGCACTAGTTAATCCAACAGGTATATTTATATATGATTGAGTAAAACAAGATTGGGTGAATATGGCACAAGTAGAACAAGTATAATAATTGTATCCACATAATTGATTATAATTTACTATCATTTTAATAATTTATTTTTTTAACATAAACTAAAACATTGTCCGTATTCACTAGTTAATTTATATTTAACTTCAAAAAGAATAGTATTTAAGTCGAGTTTATAAGAAACATTTCTCCAATAATTATCCCATATTTTATACATATCCTGATCGACTTGTCCCACTTCGATGACACAACTTTCTATATTTAGAGATGATAATTGTGTTGGGTTAAATTCTTTTGGGAAATTATATATCAATACTGCTACTATATCCTCCGGTCTAGCATTTAATCTTAATCTAGATCCACTAAAAATCAACCTCATTTCAGCCGTTTCCAACATTGTTGATCCAGGTCTCCCATAATCATTTGGTGATATATCATATTTCATATCCTCAATCATATGGAAAATTTGAAATGGGTATGTATCGTCATAAGATACTGAATAACCTTCACCATTATTATTTATAATCATTGGTTCCTCATATGTTGTATCACCATTATTTGTTTTAACATTATCACCTATATTATAATATAAACCACCCTGAAAACGAGCAGTAGTAAAATTACCAACTTTATAATTTGACGGTGTGGAACCAGTCGCATAAACCGGTAATCCAATTTGAATATTATTGTTGATTAAATCAACAAGGTTTGATAGTGCTGGCATTGTGTTTATTTGTTATTTGTCCCCCTCTTATATGTCTATGTGATTTACAAGAAGCGAATAGCGCAATTATTATTATTATTTTTTTCATATTATATATTAAGTTTGTTGGTCCAATCTGTAATTAAATTATTTATTTCAGTATAATCACTTTCACTTAATCCAAAAATGGTTTTATCAAAATGATCTTCATTATATCCCGCTATATCTGCTGCTTTTTGTGTGCTAAATCCAATCGTATATGAAGTACCATATTTACTTACCTTAAAAGAAGCCATTAAACCACCACTAAATACTAAATCAACAGTTGAAGTTTGTAATCCGTGTCTCTCTCTAATCTTTATAGTAGAATTGGCATAATTACCAATCTTTGTACCATTAACATCTTTACCAGCACCAAATACACGATTTTGTATATTTTGATATATCACATCGGCAATTCTTTTTCTTAAATCATCCTCAGTTTTTAGTGCTTTAATTAATCGAATTAATATCGGTTTAGCATTTGATTTATATGTTGGCATAATATAAATTATTTTATAATCTAACTTCTCTCCAAATCAAATAATCATTTGATTGTAAACACCCGTCATTCGGATTAAAGTTTAATGAAGTCATAACTACTTTTAACTTCTCTTTATATTTACTTATATAACTTTCTTGTAATTTCATTGCTTGATCTAGTTTAATGGTTGTATATCTATTTAACCTCGATGAATTGATAAGATAATCAAAGAAAGTGATTGCTAGTTTATATTGCCATAAAGTAGCAAATTGTCTTTTATTATTACAAACGACTAAATCCCAACTACATTTTGTTGAAAATATAACACTTAAACCAAAAGTATTTGTACTTGAAACAGGATTTGTAGGATTTGTTGTATCATATGATACACCATTTAACCTGCTATTTATTCCACAGGAATTATTATAATTAAAGTTTAACCATCCATTGGAGAAATTCCAATTATATGATCCAACACCTGTAAAATTATCTAAAAAGAATTCACTTATATCTAAATTAACATAATTTGTGAAATTTCCATTAACCGTTATGATTAATCTTTTACTTACAAAAGTATAATCAACCCAAACATTATTCCATCCATTAACAGCATTATTAACACTTATAGTATGCTCTGTTGTTAAAGTGTCTGCGTTTATAAATGAAACATTAAAATTTGGTGATGCCGTTGATCCATACCAATAAAAGTTTAACTCTTGAATATAGATAGATGATAATACCGAACCTATACATTGATTACCTTGTTGGTATAATTCGATAATTATTCCATTTGAAATAGAACTTGTAGGTGAATATGTAGTTAATGTTGTTGTATCAATAATGTTTCCTAAATCAACAGCCTGAACGATTTGTCTTAATTGAAATCTTTTATCCAATTCAGTAATCACATCATCACTGAAACTATCAATAGCGGTATTTTGTAAATCTCTCCATAATCCAGATGAAGTAATTTGATCTCCGGAAGCAATTTCACTTGCTTGTTTTAATTCTATACCTGGTAATTGGTCCAAATATAAACCTGATAATGATGCTGTCGCATTACAACCTGCGTAAGATAAACCTACGAAGTCCAACATACAATTTAACGCCATAATGTTAATTATTTTTATTTATATATTAATTATTTAATCAGCCCATATAAAATCATAATTACCCGAATTAATGAGGAGGTAAAAAAGGGACACACTTCCCAAAACTCTCTCATTAACCGGGTAATACTTTTTATAGACTAGCAATCCACACAAGTACTGAAAATACCAGAATTTATTCTTGGTAAATTAAGTGGGTTAATTAAATCTTCTTGAACGAATTTAATCATAATGTTAAGGTCGATTTTAGATTTAACATCAGCAGAAACTGGTGCTTTTGGAAAAATCATAGCCGCAACAGATGATAAATGGAATAAAGTTTGTGTTTTATAACCTACCAAATACTGGTTTGATCTTTTAACAAAATTCCAAAAAGAAACGTTGTTTGCGTATTGTGGCTCGTGAATGTTTAATGTATATTCATAACTATCAAGAGTTTGTGGTACATTACCATATCCATCTGATAATTGCTCCGCCATATCGGCAGTACCATTAGCATATGGGAATACGAAAACTTCACCAGCACAAATAGCAGCATCCCACTCAGCAGGATCTGTTATATCTGTAAAAGTAAAATTAACCGATTGAAGCCAGATTGCTCGCACTCTACCCAATTCTTTGGTAGGGCAATCTTGGCAAGTTGGGGATGGAGGTGTTCCACACCCTGGAACATAAATACTCATAATTTAATATTTTTTTTTATATGGTTGTTGGGTGGAGAATAAATCCCCACCCTCACCATTTTATTTATACGTTTGTGATGTTGTATCTTAAAGTACCATTTGTACCAGATAAGAAATCACCTGCTTTGTAAGCGTTAGTTGGGTTTTGGAATAAACCACAAGTCTTACTTACGATCATTTGCCATCCTCTGTATCCAGAGATTGGATTTCCGTAGTAATCATTAACACCCGCAACTTGGTCAGGACAATCCAAAAATCTTAATTGGAAGTCAAAAGCCACTGGAAGCACTTGATTTGGAGTAATTTGCATTGGTAATACAAATGTACCAAAATCAGATAAACCTTTTCTACCAGCAGAAGAGCCAGTATATCTTGGATACTCAACCAATTGGATGCTATCAGGAGATACAACAACGATTTCATTAGCACCTAAGATAGAAGTTGATAATTGATCGTAATAGAAATCAACACCCATTGCTTGAACCTTAGTCATTAAACCTGATTGGTCGTATGTTTTAGCAGGTTGGTTAAGCATAAATCTGTGGAATAAACCATTACCGAAAATTTGTAAATTTCCAGTAGCAAATTCTGCGATTTGTGCTTGTGCGAAAATCTCATTCAAACCACTTTCCAATGGAAGGTTAGTTGTGTTTAATGGGAAATTAATAGTTGATGCTGCGTTAGATCCAGTTGATGGATTTGTTCCGAATACGATTTGGTTCATTAATTGTCTATTAATGTTAGTCATAATAGCATTAGCACCTGCTTTAATTTGATCTATCATAGCAACCATTGCTTTCGTTGGAGGTAATCCAATTGAAGTTTCCTGGTTCAAATCTGTTGTATATTCTTGGATTAAAGCATCCTCAATATAAAATGCGATTTGTGAATAAATGTTTAATGGAACTTGAACTTCTTGGTAAGGAGTAACGTTAGCAGTGCTACAAGTATCACTTTGTGAAGTTTGACCTTCAACTAATCTTTGCATATATTTAGCAGTGATAAATTGAATAGCACCGTTTCCACCTGCTCTTAACAATTCCAAAGTTTTCTTTTGTGATTGTAAAAGGTTTAAGAAACCTAAATTATCAATTTTCAAATGTGGGTCATTTTCTGTCCCAGTTAATTTGTCAATTCCTTTCAAAAGGTAAGGCTCTATACCAATCCCTTGTTGAAAGCCATATTGAAATGTACTCATAATTTTTTAATTTTTTTTATTTTTCGTAAGAGTTTAACCTTTGGTTAATTTCCCTTTGGAATGCGTTTGTTGGATTTGGGTTTGATGCTACACCTTTCCTTTGGTTAGGTGTGGTCGCTGCCATATCATTCATTTTTAACATTTTAGTTTCCAATAAAGTCTTTTTCAAGAAATCTGCTGGTGCCAATGCTACGTTATTTTCATAATAATCGGTATTCTCTTTTGTTAAAAGTTTAACACCATTTTCACCTGCTTCAAATTTCAAACCTTTCTTATTCAAAATGTCGCTAATAATTGCCTTAGCAGCAGTTATACTAACATTCTTTTCAGCAGGTAATGAATAATCAAATCCAGCGTAAATAGTATCTAACTCCCAGTTAATTTTATCAGTCTTTCTCAAATTATTAACTTCATTAAGTTGATTTTCATATTCACTTTTTGTTGCTAAAATTTGTTTATTCAACTTCTCAATTTCACTATTAAGAGTTTCCGTATCCTTTGATGAAGCCTTGACTTTCTTTCTAGTTAATTCCTCTATCTTTTCAACAGCCTTTTTAATTTTGGAAGTGGTTTTGTCCTGATTAAGGATTTCACCTGCTGTTTCTGGATCGAATTCATAACCTTTAATTAAGTCGTTCAAACTAGCATCTACACCATTTAGTGCTTCTGCTCTAATTTTTGACCTTATCTCTGGATTTTGAATAGCCGCCTCTTTTGTTAAAAAGTCAGTATCCATAAGTTTTGAAATGTCTTCACCAACTTCAATTGAAGTTAATGTTGAATTTCCTAGTAATTTTTGCGCTTCCGGAGATGTTGTATCAACACCTAGTTTGGAAAACACCGATTGTAATAAAATGTTTAATTTTGCCATTGGCCGTTATTATTTTTTTTTGGCATTTCTGCCCGTTATTGTCTGTATATATTATTATTAAAAAGAAGGGAGCCAGACATTACTTCCTACTTCTAGATCTTGCCTTAGATCTTGCCTTAGCGGGCAATTTTATCATTGGTTGCTCCATAGGTATTCCAGCGATTGGAGGTGATACTATGGTTTTGAAATTAACCGATTTAGATGTTTTAACAACAATAATTTCATTTCCATCCCTATCTAGTTTAACCACTTTTGAAATCTTTTCAGCGTGAATAGATTGGTGGTATTGTAAATTACTTTCTGTTGTATCGTATGGTGGCCTGTCCGTTCCATCAAAATTACAACCCTTTTTGTAATAAATTCTTACTTTATTCATAATGTATTTTTATTTTTATATATTAATTAAACTATTCCCCCTTAACACATATAAATAGATATGGAATTGAAAGATAGATTGGAAATTTTTAAGAATAAAGGTTGGAAATATGATCCTGAAACAGGTAATGTTTATAGTCATACTGGTAGATTGAATAATACTATACTCTCAAATGGATATATCCATTGTGCGATTGGTTTAGGTGGTAGAAAAAATCTTATATCTGTTAGAATAAAAGCCCATCAATTGGCTTGGTATTTAACATATAATGAAGTTCCGAATATGATAGATCATATAAATCATATTAAAAGTGATAATAGGATAGTCAATTTAAGAAATGTTGATAATCAGAAAAATCAATGGAATGCTAAAATTAAGAAAGGTTATTTTTATGATGATAGAAATAAGAAATTCAGATCGAGAATAGTTGTATCTAAAAAGACTATTCATTTGGGATCTTTCAAAACTGAACAAGAAGCACACGAAGCATACTTAAATGCTAAAAAGATATATCACATCATAGAGAATTAAAACCTTCAATCGCTTCTTTTAATATATCAACGTCTATACTTAATTGGTGGCATTTTATTTTAGCAATTCTTTCAGTTAAATTATCAATCGTTTCATCAATAGAATTTCCAGTAGCAACCACATTACATACCATATTCATATCATATTGTTGTGGGATAACATAAGTCTTATCATCGATCATAAAAGAATTTGGTTGTTTAATATATGGTATATCATTTTCATCATCACAAAATAATTGTATAAATCCATCCCTAGCGAAATCACTTGTCCCAATAACTTCTGCTCCAAACATATTCGTATATGTAGGTTGAATTAATTTACCACCAGCCCCTTCATATATAATCTCTGCTATATTCTCATATAACTCGATTATAGTTGCTGTTGGTGGAGAGGGGAAACGACAAGTTGGATCAATAAGATATGCGACACCATCCGTTGATAATCTAATTTCAGTTGAAAACATACCTTTATATCCATATTCCTTGAATAATGGTGATAAATAATCATTAACTTCTCTAATCTCTTTTGGTATTTCATTATAATTTCTAATCTCTCCTAAATAACCTTTATCTTTAACTTCAATCCCGATAACACAAACTTCTGGGAAATCACCATCAATAGTATATCCATCATATCCAATTTCAGCAACGGCATCTATTTTATCCTGGATTATAAATCTGACTTTATTTTGTTTAGGTCCCATAGCATTTGCTAATTTATCTAAAACTGGTTTAGTTATATCATAATTTATGTGGTGGAAGGTTTCTATATCACCTCTCGTCATAGCATCGACTTTTATAAACTTATCCTCAACTTCTTGTAATCTTTCTCTTAATTTATCTATACCAATTATTAACTCTGTTGGTGGAACTGGCATATTCAACTCTTTCATCTTTTGTATAAAATCCCATCTATATATTTCCATTTTATCACCTTCACGAGCACCCCACACTCTTTTACCTAGTTTTTCTAAATAAATTTGTAAATCAGAATGGTATATATCTGTAAATATAAATAAATCAACTTTATCTATCCAATTAAAAAATCTATCCACTCTAACTATATTTGGAAATCCACTACCAACTAAGGTATCATTTGATATAGGGAATGATTTTTCCCAAGGTGTGTGATAAAGAACCGTGCCGAAACTTTGACTTAACTTATGTGCTAAATAAAGATATAATCCGTGATCGAAAATCATAACTACTTTATCAAAGTATATTTGTTTCTTTCTTTCTTTTAATTTTTCAACATTAATAGACATACTTTCATTTCTCAATTCACTTTTATCATCTTTAATGTAAATAACTTGTATATCTAAATGTGATTTAATAATTTCAATTTCAGTCTCATCGTCATCATAAAATAATGTAATGTTATTATCAAATATATAAGTCCATTTATCATTACCATTTGTGAATATAACTGGTATATCACCTATATTCTCTTTTACAAAATTAATTACACCCTCACCATCTAAACCAGCGTGTGTTTCCTCATAGGATCTACGAGTTATACAAACCGTATTGGTTAATGTTAAATCCTCTTTAATTAATTTTATAACATTATTAATGGGGTTTCCATCATATGTTCTTATAGTACCGTCAAAATCAAATCCAATCATATTAATTATTATTTTTATTCTTCACATATACATATTTCTATCATTTCATCACACTCGATACACGTTGGGTATTTATATTCACTATTAACATAGGTTCCTCTTATACCTGTATCAGGATTAATAGGTCCAGGGTCTTCGTCCATATTTTATAATTATTTTTTAAGATCTTGATAAATCATCCCTTTCTTTTTTACGGGGTGCTTCATCAATCATTTCATTATTAATTTTTTGTGGCACTAGATCCACTGGATTATTTTGAATAGAAGTTAAAGGCATTATTTCAGGCTCTGGTTTATCACTTTCCATTTCATCCAATTTCTTTTGGGCCATTTCATATAATACTTCTCTTTGTTTATCATAATCTAAATGTAAAAAGTCGTGATCATTTGCTAGTATTTCACTTACGAAACTACTTAAATAAACAGCCAGTATAGCATCCACTTTCATAATCAAATTAGCAGTCAATAAACTTTCAATCTGCTCTGTTGTATATCCATTTAATGGGTTATGATCTCTTATAACTATTAATCTATCTCTAACTTCTGGTTGCTCCTGGTATCTTTCATTGATAAATTCCATTTCAGCCAACTCTTTAATTTCAGATGAAACTGGGGATGCTGCTATCTTAATTAAATTATCCTCCGCAGTCTTTGATTTGAATAGATCAAAATTTTGTGGAACTGGTATTTTAGGAAGCATTTTTTCCCTTGTTTTCAAATCAGGAATAATCGTCTTATATCTCATTTCATTAATGAACCAATAAACTGGCGATATAATACTCTCAACTAAATGATAACCAACTTTATAAACGAAATTATTTAACTCATCTCTATCTACTTCTTTCGCTTTACCACTTTCATTTAATGGTTCATCTGCTAAAAATTCCATATTCAATGAAGCGAGAGCATCTTTAATTTCACATTTAATTTCATTACGCATTAAACCCACCATTTCAGTTGGTTTAGTAATATATCCTGCTGGTGGGATAGGCACATTCGTTGCCATTTCACCTAAACCAGAATTTAAGTTAATTTCAAAATCTCTATATGGCGATTTTGGTAAAGTACCTCTACCATCACATTGGGTACAAGCCACTTGACTTCCATTTAATAAACTATATCCTATACCCTGACAGGCACTACAATTTGTTGTTTGTACGTACCACATAGTAGAGAATAAATGTTGTACTTTTTCAGCATCCAAATCACTACTATCTCTTGCTGCTGCGTCTAATGAAGGAAGCATTGGCGCGATATAACTATCATAAAATGGAGTAATCATATCTGGTGTTTTAGCCTCTCCTCCCAATAACCAAGCAGGACATTCACCTATATTGTGTGGATGTTCCACTATTTCGAAACTTTCCTCACCGATTTGGCGACACTCTGTGAAACTATCTTTATCAACATAAATAATTATTTTACCATTTTTAACAACTGGCTCTCCACCAATCGTTACAGTATATTCGGTAACATATGGGGATAAAAATACAGCACTTTCGCCTTCCTTATAATCAAACACGTCTTTACATTGAATAATATGTGCGTATGGTCTTAATAATTCACCTTGATCGGTAGGCCAAGATAATGGCATAACCACCATTAAAGCATTTGGATCTGTAAGCATCCATTTAATTAAAACTCTATAAGTCCAATTTTCAATACTATCATCTTTTGGATAAACCTTTTCACAATAGTGCTCTAATGTATCATATTCGCTTAATGTTGGTGGTACTTCACTATGTGAATAATCTATACACCAATCGGCACACTTAACAATCTTACTTAATGATGAAATTACTTTATTTGCTGGCACTTTTGTAATTGGTAGATAATTCTGCCTTCTATATCCTAGTATAGTGGCAGTTTCACTAGGTCTTCTTTGATCTATTAACCTACTAAAATATGGATTAACTAGTGCTAACTCTTTTTGACTTTCACCTTGTGTTATCCAGGGTTTGCTAAAATAACCATCGGTATGAAATGTGATATGATGATAAACGTCTAGCGCTTTCATATAATTTTTGTGTCTTTTCTTTCCTTTCATATAAGGTAAGAAAAAATCAACGTTCTTTTTATCTGCCATATTTTTAATTATTTTTAATTATTGTATATATTAAACATTATTCCTTGCTCTTATAACATCTTTCTTATTCCTAGATAAAAATGGATACTTTATTCCAAATCCTTTTGAATAAACCTTTACAAGGCTATCATAATTAGTAGCCATATTACCACTTAATTGATTTCCACCCAATGAATAAAAGTAAAATTCACTATCATATAATTGTTTCAATGTGAAATTCTTTTTACTATAATGCTCCCAATAACCTGGAAGGAATGGTACTTTATGTGGTTTAACCATATCTTCCATATGTATCATTGTTAATTGAAACGCTAATTCGTCCGGAACACCACCATTAAACATTCTGTATTCTATTTCTGGATCATCATAAAACTCTTTTGATAAATCAAAGAATGCTTTATTCAATTCAGTCTTTTTGAAATAAATAAACTCCGATGATAAATTATATAATTTAACCTCACCATATCTTTCAATAAATTTATCATTATCAACCCATATTAATCTTGGATCTAATGATAAATCACTAATCCCTCGATTACCCATTGTAAAATCTACATCCTTTAACTCTTCAAATAATAATGTAATTGATTTGAATGGTGTGAATATAGTATCAGCATCTAAATATATTGTTTCATCATATGGGCTTAAATCATAGATATAACATTTACTTTTTAATAAAGATCCAAATCCATTTGATTTTATATAATCATCTGGAATTCTAATAGTTTGATTAAATATATGTATATACTGTTTAATATGTCCGATAGCACTATCATTATAAATCAATGTTATATCTGTTTCATATGATCCTGTTTTAATACTCATTGCTAAATTAAGAGCCAATCCACCATAATAAGTGGAACCTAATGCGATTACCACTACACCTCTTTTATTCTGCTTTTCCACCTCTACAAGTCATTATTTTTTCATTTCCTTCATATGACCAAAACTCATTAAATCCACCAGGAGTTAATGATAATCTTTTCATACATAAACTTAAAACCGATTGATCCTGTCTATGGAATAAAAATCTCTTATCACTACTTTCCGACTGGATTATATGTTCTACTTCCGATAGAGCATCCTCTTTCCATTTCCTCTTTCCATAATTTTAACAAATTAATACCATTTTCACTTTCTAAATTAAATCCAACACATCCACTAGCGACTTCTGGTATCAACTCGGCTTGACTTCTACTAAAATTCATTAACATTAAACACCTATCATTAACAGATTGAGCGCAATTAAATCCATTTACAGAAACATAATAACCATCCCTATCAATTCTATCAAAAAGTGCTTGTGGTGATTTATTAAATGTGAAACTCGAATCCACCCATAATATATTTTTATAATTTGTATCATTGTATAATCCGTATAATATATTTGTCTTAAATATGTAAGGTTTTTCTAAATGATCGGGATAATTCTTATCAAATCTCCACCAATAATCTTTCATATCCCATCCTATTCTTTGTAGAGATAACCTTTGTCGTCTCAACAGTGCTTCATATTGGGGATTTATACAACCATATGAAACTATCAAATTATTACTTCTTAATACCATATCTTTCATTATGTTCGGTTTTTATGTATAAATAAATATACATCACTTTATTAATAAACTTTTCTTTCTTTAAGAATGGGTATATTCTTTCAGAGAAATCAGCATCCTCACCAAATCTCATATCTTTAACACCAACTTTATTAACTATATCAGTCTTAATTGGGTTCTTAAAATATGGTGTCCTAAAATAATTGAAACCACCAATTGCTATCTTTCTTTCGTGCCATTTAACGCTGGTTAAACTTATTTTACTTAACTTAGGAGTTGAATTATTCATTGATACACTTTCAACATATCCTATTGTATCAACATTTTCATCATAATTATCCATTAACTCTTTAATGAAATATGGAGCAACCATATCATCATCATCTATTGAAATTACAAAAGTACCAGTTGCCTTTCTATGTAATCTATCTCTTTTAGCACCAATTGATACTTCTTTATTATCAACATCCAATAAGATTTCAAAATAATCAACATAATTACCACTCTCTATTTGTTTAGATAATTCATTAATTAATCTTTGGCAAGTATATTCTCTACCAACCACCGAAGGGATACATATTGTATAATAGGGTTTTATGTGGTCCATATTCCATCTATATTTTTCAAATCAAAGTTATTTGACTTACGCTTTTCATAATTTATTTTATCTAAATTGTAGTACTTTTCATTTTTCCTCATTAAAGTATCCATTGGGATTTTATTATTATTTGAAAAATGATCGTGTCTAAATATACATTCATAAGAAATGAAGTTTGTTCTATCTAACATTTGTGACACTTCTTGAAATTCATTATCACACCACAATGATACATAAGAAGGGTGGTAGATATAATTAAATCTTTCATAGTAGGTCCTTCCGAGAATACACATAGTATTAAGATCTGTAAAGCCGTCGCTAAACCATAAAACACCATCGGTGTCTGGGAAAGTTTCCTCCATTTTATTAAAAATTATACTATCCCACCCCTTCTTAACCGGTGTCATATCATCACTCGCTAAAACCAATATATCCCATTCTAAATGATTATATTTATACAAATCTCTATTAACAGCATTTATTTTACCACTAGAATAACCAGTTGTATAGATTACATTTTCATATTTATCACATATTCTTATATAATTATCTAATTGTGGATCATCAGTATCCAAAGTAACCAAATAAATTACATTTTGTGTCTTTTGATAATCAATATACTTTTTTAATTGTAAATCAAACTTGACAGACCTACTTCTTGTGGGGAATTTAACCAATAAATTCATATGTTTTTTATTTTTATATATTAATTTTATCCCATTCCATTAAAAAAATAAACTAGATGAATAGGTGGTACAACATCTATCTCTCCAAGTATTTTGTATTCCTTCTTTGAATTTCAACTCTTGTATCTTAATATATCTACTATTATTTGTATATGTTGGTGTGTAATTACCATCAGCAACTACCCAAAATTTCTTATAATTATAATTAGCGTTATTTAAGTTATAATCACTTACATATAATTCGTCAGCCATTAAAGCGTACGCATAAAATCTTTGGTGAAACCACATAGGTAATTTATCAGTCTTTAATACAAAATTCTTTACCGCTTCATCTCTAACTTTATTAATCACACCAGTGGCATATTTAACAAAATCTCTTTCATATTCAACAGTCTCATATCCAAAGAAACCAGGAAATCTTATACTATCATTTATATTAATAGGTAATGAATTACCATTAACATCACTACAACATAATGAAGTATTTATCCCTTGTTGTGTAACACTTCCATAATTTCCACCACTATATTGTGTTTCAAATTTAACAGTGCCCGACGCTAACTGTACATTCCAAGCCTTCAAACATAATGGGGTTGAAGTTTGGCAATATGTAAATGGTATATTATACATATCCATTAAATGAAATCTATATGTTCCCTCACCAAAAGTATTTAATACTAAACCCCATTGAATAGTATATCCATAATATGCCACAGTTTGGCAACCATAAATTAATGATGAAAATGCTGTTCCATATGAATTTGTATAATCCAAAGTTGTAATTGTGCTCCAAGTTGAACCTATTAACTTTTGTAATTGAAATTCACCACTAGTTATTGGATCATATTGATATCCATCACTAAACGGATATGAAAACATAAATGTTGAATAATCAGTTTCATAGTCTGGTAAATCACATTTTTGTCCTCTAAAAGTGGAAATTTGTTCTTCATTATATGAATATGTTGTACCAAATACTGGTAAAACAAAGTTTCTATCATCCGCAATCGTATCAGCCATATATAATCCTTCTCTTGGATCACATAAACAATCACTTACAACACTTGATAATAATGGATAACTTTGAATAGTACTATATGACGAACTAGCCGATAAAGTAACATCATTATATAATAATCCACTTCCTGTTGGAGATAGTATCATAACCACTCTATTTGTATAATCACCACTTACAGTCGCACTAAATGGTGTGTGTGTTAATAAATTATTAACCTCTGTTGCTATAATTGTATTTGAATAAGTATATGATGATGAAAATGTTCCTAAATCATTACCACCTATATTCAAGTCAATAGTACTAAGAGAAACACCAGATCCAGCAACAGTCACACCTATAAAAGGTGCTGGTGTGCTCCATCCAAAAACATTACTTCCTCTCTTTTCTAAAAATATAATTTGATAACTTCCATATTCAGATTGTGGTATATTTGACGGCAATGATACTGTATATCCCATATATGAAGGATTGGAATTACTACTCCAAGACATACCAAATCCTGTTAAAGTATTCATTGTTGGTGTATTACCTTTAATGAAATAATCATAACATAAAGTTTGCCACACATTTATATTTGAATATGCTGTTGAATTATTCATTATAGAGTATTCTAAATTTGTAAGAGTTGATGATGTACTACCAGCCCAATCCGCCATTCCCAATATAAACCATTGAAAATTTGAAGTAGTGTTTGGTGGATAATGAGCCGGACAACCCAATAAACATCCTAAATCCACATTTGGTATATTATCAACATATGGGTTATGAGAAAATCCTTCTGTTGTTGAAGGTGTATATTGATTATCAACATATGTGAAACTTCCAACAGCATCACTATTAACACAACAATCAAACATAGGGATTAATCCGAGAGTTTGTGGTGGGCCCATAACTTGTTGTGGGGATACTAAACTTGGATTTTTATTCCAAGTTAATTGTTGTGGTTGTTGTACCCATTGTGTTTGCCAATTGAATACGGGCCATCTATTATATGTTGCGTTTTTAGTAATATAAGGATTATATATATTACTATTGAAACGGGTTGATAAGGATGATGCTTCGAAAGTATAAGGTGATATAGGCATTATATTTGATTATTTTTTTAATAAGCGTATGATAGTGTTGAGTATATATTAATTGAATTAACCGATAGATTATTTACACTCAAATCCATAATCACACTAACCGATACTTTTGTATAATCACTCGATATAATTATTGATGCTGGTGTTTGCCAAACAGAATTTGGTAAAGTCGTCAATTCATCACTGTTAATTTTATCATAAATAGTATTTACACCATTATTATATTTAACACCCAACTCACCCACTAAATGACCACCAGGATATGAATATGTTGCCATAGTCCAAGTTGAAACTAACTTAAATGGGGTATTTGAAGGTATAACTCCATTCAAATTTCTACCATTCAAATCATATGTTGAAAAAGTAGCACTCGCATTCGTATAACTATTATTATAATTATCCAACGCTATAAAATCACTTTGTCTTACATATGTTGTTGTTATTCCATTACTATCTATCAAAGTCCAGGTTAAATTAAAAACCAATTTAGTAGAATAACCAGTTGGTAATAAATTAACTACATTCCCAACACGACCTGTTGAATATACCGGCCAGTATTGACTGTGATAATTATTAAAAATTGGATCAAATGTTGATAGATTTTGCCACCACTCATATCCAACTTGAAATCCATATGAAAAATTATAAGCCGAATATGTTGCTGTATCAAAATTACTATTTCTCGTAAATGATATATTGTTTCTGTTATCATATGATGGTAATAAAAATCCATTTGATTGATTTATATTAACATTATTATTAACCCCATTAAAAGAATTTGTTAATTGAGCATTCCATTGATAAACATTAAAAGTATTTGAATAATTATTCGGTCCATTCACTATACAATCCACACTTGCTCTAAATCCCGTCATATTTGTACCATTTAATAAATAAAAATCCACTTCCGCTAAACCATATGATCCAGCAGCACCACTAAAATATGTTGATGAAGGTGTATTTATATTAACCAATTGATTATAAAAATTAACACCACCATTTGTATTCACAACAGAATATGTACCAGCACTAAAAGTCTTTGTTATTAACTGTAATAAATTAAGATTATTTGTTGAATATGAAGGTGTATTTACATCTATAATTAAAGCAGTCCTATCTGTCTGTACTGTGGATTGAGGTGTCATCCAAATAATATAATCAGGAGATGAAATTAAATTATTCCAAACTGTCTCCCCTAAATTAATGGTGAATGATAATCTAAAATTACTATCCAATATGATAGAGGAAGTTAAACCAGTTATAGATTGATAACCAGTTCCATATTGATCCCCATTAACAGATACTGTCGATCCAATCGTTGATACAACCCTATCGTGACACAATAATTGCCTCATATTTAATGATGAATTTTGATATGACGATTGTGCTGTTGGAAGCCACATAAAATTTAACACATATTTATCCCCACCAACATTAAAAGCAGGTGTGTCTATATTTGATCCATATACAACAACATTTGTTGGTTCATTCAATGATAATTCACTTATTGTTGCTCCCGTGATAGCATTATAATAATTCACACTGGTTATATCAAACACTGGCTCTGTTATTAAATTTCCATACCCATCCACAATACCAGTTGGAAAGAAACTATCAAACCAAGCCGTATTACCATTTGGAAATGATACATTACCCAATGAGGATTGTGCCGCCTGTGGGGCAGTTGTACTAAATCTTATATCAATTTGATAAATGAATTTCAAACATTGATTTATAAAATATGAAGGTGCGTTTAATCCACCATTTTGTAATGATGATAATTGATTTGATAAAAATAAAGGTGTTATTAAAAATGGAAATTGTATATTAAAATTTTGTGTATATCCAGTTTTTGGTAAAGTATTTAATAATGGTACAGATTGGGATCCACTTATTGATCCAATAGTCCAGGCTCTATCTTTTCCAACAGGATTTAACACACCACTCATTGTTGTACCAGTAAATTTTTGTATAGTATTATCAATTAATGAATTATATGTAGCCGCATCATTATTACCAATTAAATTATAATAAAAATCTATATTTGAAATAGGTGTTATTCCATAAAGATATCCAGCGGAAGTTGATACAGTTGCCGAATATGTCTTATCTGTCGTAATGGTGGATGGACTAACATTGATTATAGAATATGTACCATTCACAACATTTGAAGCCCCATTATTTGAAACTTCAATTAAATCACCAACATTGAAACCATCGTTTATAAATGATCCACCCCCACCACAATCATTTCTCGTAATTGTATTATTTGAAGGTGAAAAAACCATACTCACATCTGTGGTATTCCATTCAACACTGAAATTTATATTGGCAGTGATTTTATCCCCAACACAACCCATTAAATAGTTTGTTGTTGATCCATATTCATCCGTGAAAGTAATTGAATTTATATTTACCATAAATTATTTTATTTTATTTATATATTTTAAGAAAAACTCTTATTCATTTTATTTAACGCAAAATTTACACTATATTTTTTCATAAAAGTCTTTTCCATTGCTAATAAATACTTATCAAACGCTTTATCCAATGGCTTCCCCTTTAATGAAGTATTATTCTTAAAATCANTTTTTGATATATAAAAAATTATTTCAAAAGTCCAATCTTCAATCTTACTGTTATTCCATAATTTAAGGAATGAAGGTGATGAGTGTTTCTTTAATTTAAGAGAAGTGTAATGGGATTGCCACCTACTGAATATATCAACAGATTTACCAATATAATAATAACCACTACTGTGTGTTATCTTATATATACCAGCCAATTTAATTTTCAATATACCCATTATCCATTAAAATTATTATAATATACTTCCCCTTCATCAATGGTGGGAAATGATATAATTACTTGACCATCCGTTGTTAATTTAACCGAAACAACTTGTCCGTTTAACTTTATATCCTTTTTTGATTTAGGTTTATTATATTTATTAACATCCTTTGTTAAAATTTCAATAGAAGGGGCAATCTTTTCCATTGCTTCTGTCATTGATTTCTTAACACTATCTAAATCTAAACTGTTAAATGAATTTCTAAATTTATCAAAATTATCCATATGTGCTTTTATTTTTATATATTAAATAATTATAGCGCTGTTGTTGTTTTCCATCCATCTATAATGTATGAAACCTGTAAATTGGTTGTGTATTGTTGATTAACTCTATAATCAATCATAGCCAATCCTTTATGTACATCCCACTTAATACTATCTATCCTTGCTTGTTGCCCGTCATAAGTATAAAATATATTATAATTTTGTAATTTCAAATAATCATCACAACATAATGGTACATTTTGTGATTTATATAATAAGTATTGATTATAATATGGTGTGCCTGCTGCTTGAATAGAATATGGTGGTCCTGGATAAACCGATTGACCTAAATTACTAAAATGAAAATTCTTCATAAGTGTTGAAGCACCTATATATGATTTATTATTTGGATCTATCGTTATTCCACCCAAAGTCCTACCTGCTAAACCAAATCCACAAAATGGTAACCAACTATATAATTGACTATCCCCACCTATAAAAGCCTTAGGTGTTGAAGTGAAATGATTATATAAATACATATGACCCGTTTCTGTGAAGTTTGGTGTTGTACTTAACGATGGTATAGATGGAGAATTGAATAACTTAGCAACAGCACTTATTTCACTCGTCACTATATTTGTAATACCAGCAGCGAAACTCCAAACATATCCCAATAAATTCTCTAAAAAAGAAGCACTATCCTTTCTAGTTGCGTGTGAAAAGTGTAAATCCTTCCCAACTAATCCTTGTAAAGTCACAAATTGTATATTATTCGTTTTAATCGGGGTTGTTGTAGCATTAATTAAATTACCACTATAATCATTAAAAGTATTCAAATCCTCACTATCCACAGCCCATTTAACATAATAATTTGCTGGAACTTCACTAGCATTTGTAGCAAAAGCACTTCTACTTTGACCACTCGTATTGAATAAACCATTTGTATTGAATGGTGTTTGATCCGATATATTCGGTAAAGTATAATTTGCTATATTGTAAATATAATCCCACCTTTCTAAGTGTAAAACTGGATTTCCATTAACATCGAATATGATTTTAGCCTTAGCATTAAACATTGCTTCTAAATCTCTAATCAAATCACCACAAGTCCCATCGTAATAACCATAAGCAGGACCACCACTCTGCCAATTCAAATAATCATCATAACTCATTGAAGTATTCGATGATAAACCAATGAAATTTAATATCATTTGCTCCGCAACAGTATTATTATTCGACCAAGCATACTTTCTCGGCATTAATATAAGGTTATTATAAGGAGCATTCTGTAAAATGGTGGATGAAAAACCTATATCAAAATAATCACACATTTTTTCTATCAAAGTCAAAGCATACATACCAAATTTTGTAAATACTGGGGATATTAAATAATTAAACATTGATTTTAATAAATCAATTATACATAAAATTAAAAATACAATATATGCCAAATATGCTAGAAGTATTAATATATCTTTCGCTAAATCAATACCAGCCATAGCAGCACCACCAGCATCCAAAGCAGCAATCGCTGCCACTAAATCACTACTATCCGCCACTATATTTTGTACATCCGCAACAATCTGTGATAATTTTATATTCTCTAATTTATCAATTATAGTCCAAAGACTTAAACCCATCATCATTACTTGAACGTAGTCGGGTATATTATTTAATTGATATGGTATCACTACATAATCACCACCCTGGTCTTGTGGAGCAGGATTAATTAGACCAGCACCACCATCCGCAACTGGTGTGGCTAAAAAGGCAAATGATATAGTATCCAATAATTGACTAACCATATCCATTCTCTTATCTCTTATTTTACAGGTTACTATATCACAAGCAAAAGTAGTTTCACTATCTGTTAAATCAATAATACCATTGAAAATGGTTATACTAGTTCCACACGCTTGTATTTCCAACGGAACCCCTTCAAATATACCAACACCACCATTCAATCCAGATTGTACCCATTGTGTCATTAAAGCAGCATCACTTCCTTTCCAAATTAATTTAGTACTATTCAATACGGCTTCCGGTGAATTATTCTCAAATGATAATTCTATTTGTAGAGATCTATAATTATCAGGTGGTGGTACCAATTGATTATTTACATAAAAGTTTAATTCTTGTGCCATAAATTATAATCTTGATTTTTTGAATTGCTCTCTAACAACATTTTTAATACCGTGCTCTATCGTTGTATGTATCATATTATTCATACCATCGAAATCAATACTCACCTCTTTTTTATCTCTTATCGTTCTTTCTAAACTTTCCAATCTAGATACAATTTCCCTGTTATCATTTACAACAACACTCGCTGTTGGTAAAGATCTTACATTTAATGGTGCTTTCAATAATGATTTCAATGAATTAAAGTTTTCATATCCTAAATTATTCATCTCTTTAACTGATAAAATACCTTCCCCCTTCTCTGCGTGTAATAACACATCATTTCCACTCTTATGTCTGCGAGAAAATCCACCAAATCCAACCCTACTCGTTTGAGTTGATTGACCTATAATACCACCTTCCTCAGCATATACAGCCTCAACCACTTTCGATGCCGCTACTAAACCAATTGCTTTCGCTAGTGCCGTCTTTGGGTTATCTTCCGTAAATTTAGCCAACGCATTTAAGAAAATCTCTAACTCTTTTGTCTTTTTAAGTTTGATTTCATCCTTAATCTTTTGTTGTGCCATTTGATCCTGTCTCTTTTGCTCGAAGGCTAAATCATTTGATAAACCCTTTTCAGCCAACACTCTTTGAGTATCAATAATCTTTTGTTGCTCGTCAATTTGGGTTTGATCACTTTGAATTACACTATCCAAACGCTGCTCTGTCGCAGTAATGATTGCCTGGTTCATTTCCTGTACCTTTTTAATCATTACTTCACTGTGTCTCTTTTGTTCCTCTTCCTTTTTTAGGTTCATTTCAGTTTCAGATAATAAATTTTTAGTCGCTAGTAAATTTTGTTTATTTATATAATCATACCATTCTTTATATAAGGATTTTGTTGTATCAACAGTCTTTTTAACCTGCTCGTCACCAGCATCAACAGCCTGTTTCTCTAATTGTTTCATTTCCACATCCATCAGCGTAATGATATTATTAAAACCTTCTTTCTCAATATCCGATAATTCCTCCCATTCTGTCACTTTATGATCCTTCAAAAATTTAGTCAATCCATCAGCCTTTGATTTAATCAACTCTTCATATTTATCAGCATTTTCTCTAACTCCTTGTAATGGATTTCCATTCTCATCCTTACTTTCCCTCATTTGTTTCAAAATCTTACTTTGTTGATCTTTAATTGCTTCACCAGTCTTTCTCGCTAATATATTTACATTAGTCTGCTCAGCCCTATTAAGATTAACCACAGCCTTGTATTCACTTTGGATGTTATCCATTCTAATTTTATGTAATTCACTTTCCTTTTTATGTGAATTTATGGCTTTATTTTCACTTATTTTACTTTCCATTTCGGTTAATTTTAACCGACCTTCCATTGCTGCTATTTCAATTTCGGCAAAATATTTTTGATCGGCCAAATCTCTTATATGTTTTTCTCTTGATTTAGCATCCTCTAAAATTTGTCTCTCTCTCCAATACTTTTCATCATATAATTTGGCATCACTTATTAATAAATCTTTATCCTTTTTAGCCTGTAATCTTATTCTCTCATCCGATGATTTTAACCCTTCTTCAATCTTTTTATTCCTTTTTCCATATTCCTCTGTTTGTTTTTGTAATTGTAAATCTAGGGTTTTTAATTTCTTTTTATAATCACTATCCTCTAAATCAATTTGAAGTTGTAAAGTTTCATTCGAAGTAGTTATCTCTTGATCCTGTAATTCTTTTAATAATTTGGAATTTTCATCCTTCATTTTAAGGTTCCTTTCTCTTAATTTAGTAAGCGCTTCTTGTGTTCTAGTCTTTTCATAATCTCTTTGCGCATCTTTCAAAATACCAGTAGTTTGACCTTCATATAAAATCTCATCGGCACTTTCATCTTGTAATGATTTTAATCTAGTTTCCAATTGCGCTTCTGTAAATTTGGTTAAATCTCTATTACTTTCTTTTGTTTTATTATCAGTTTCTTTTCTAACCTTTAATAAATCCGCCAAAGTTTCTTTTTCATTTCGTAATAATTCAACCTTCTTTTCCAAAGGTGATATATCCTCGGTTTTACCAGTTTCCACACCAGAACTTATCCTGTTATTTCTTTCCCTCGCATCATATAAATCACGTTCCGCTATTTTCAATTTACCTTGTGCTTTTGCCGTACCTTCTATTAACTCCAATTGTTTTTCTAGTTGATTTGTACTCTCTTTACTAAACACAGACATAAACCCTTTCTTTTGACTTTCCGCAGTTTCTACAATATGTCCTTTGATTTTATCCAAACTTGCCAACAATTCAGTATTAAATCCCGTTAAGTCAGCCACAAATTCCAACGTACCGTGTTTGAAATTCTCCCACATAGGTGCTAATTTTTCACCCAACGATTTTTGAAATTCCTCGTTTATATTTTTTGTCCTTTGTGCGGCGTTGGCATAAGTATCCAAAGCAGCCGTCATATCACCAGCATACGCACCCGCTCTACTTAACGCCATATTTAGATTATCTGTTGAATTATGTGTATCTTTTACACGAATACCAAAATCCTTTAACGCTAATCCACCCTTTTCTGCTACCGTGATAAATTTTTCAGAGATTTCATCAATACTTTTACCACTCGCAGCGGCCATATTAAGTATAACTGGTATCGTTTTCTCTATCTGCTCTCTACTTAATTTAGCATTCGCTAACATAGTTTGAGCCTTCATAATTTGTTCGGGAGTGTATAATAAATTCATAGATTTTGCCAACCTTTCAGCACTCTCTCTCATCTTATTAAACTCCTCGGTATTACCCTTCATTACATTCGTAACGGATAATTTAAGTCGATTAAGTGTTTGCTCCGCTTCCTCAAATACTTCTATACTTTCTTGGACATATTCTTTAATAGCATCAAAAGCCTTTTCAGCCACCCTTTCAATAGCAAAAGCAGCAATCATTTTCTTTCCCATCTCATCAAAGGCTTCACCTACTTTATCGGCAGTCTTTTCTGTCTCCTCTAACTGTTTCTTAATCTTAGCCTGATTTTTCTTAAATGTATCTGCGTTTTTTTCATCAATTAAACCTAATTTGGTTAATTGGTCGATAGTTCCTTGAAGTTGTGAAGCATCACCACCTACTTGTACTACTATTTTATTTTGAGGCATATTGTAATTATTTTTTTATATATATTAATCTTAATTCATTGCTTCATTTTGGGATTTGTTAATTATATCCTCCAAATAAAGATAATATGTGTATATATCTAAATTACCTATCTCACTTATTGTAGTTCCTTTTTCAGTAGCAATTCTAGCGACTTGAAGTATTCGTTGCTCTTGTCGTTGTCTGATAGCATCATAGAAATGTCCGCTAGGTGTTTCTTGTTCATCTTCGTTATTATCTCCAAATAATCCCTTAAATCTTTCCCCAATGAAGCGATAGAGGGCATCAATTTTTTTATGGGCTGTGAAAAAAAAAACTCATTCATATCACATTTATTAAACAGATCCGCATTCTCCATTGCCCTTTTATATTCAAATTTGTATGGATTTTCAGCGCTATCAAAATATACAACAGCACATAATTTATATGCTATATCAACTTCTGTAATTAACTCTAACCTTTCTTTTAATTGTAAATTTAATTTAACCACTTCTGTTAATCGAATACCTCTGTTATCATTAACTATATTATCCAACGCTGTGGAAAAGGCAATCAAATAATCTCTACTACATCTTTGACTTAACTCATTGTAGATGGTTAAAGCATTGAAACCCCTTTCACAAGGAACATTGTTAAAATCATCAAACTCAAAGAAATCCTTTTCATCTATCGTAAAAGCATAATTAATTATACTAAAAGCATTTGGAAATACTGTTTTTGGATTTGGTTGATCCTTCTTTTCTTTAATGTAAAATCTCATATCGTGTGTTTATTTTTTATACTAAATTGTTCCCAATGTTTATAATCCAATACTGGTAAGCGTCCATATAATTTAATGGACCTGCTTGTCCTTTTCTTTTATATTCACTGTTATTTATTTTAAGAGAAATTCTAAATACTTGTCTTCTCTCATTAATCTCTATCCTCCAATTTGGATATGTTGGGTTTAGATAATAAGCCATTTTCTCACCACAACCACAGGATCCACTTTCAACCCACCCTAAACTTAAAACATAATCTCTCATATCTATATCTTGACTATTTTGTGCTGGTATTACAACATCCCTTCTGTTTGTATTTGACTTATTACAATTACACATTTTTAACTTCAAATGGGAGTAATGGATTACCTATCATCAATTCTGTTAAGGAGCATCCTATAACCATATCTTGTGATAAATAATCTATAATCAAACCCTTTTTATACTCGTCATTGGATAAATAACAAATTCCGAGTTCATTTATTAATTGTCTTTTCATTTCACCTTCCATATTAACCACTAATTTTTTCTATTACCGAAATCAAACCACATAAACATATACAAAATACCGGCCACAATAATAAATTATTATATTGTGAAAAGTAAAATAATGTTCCATATATACTCGACATACAGTAAGCACACATAAATAATGGTTTCAATATGATTTCAAATCTACTCTTATAAAGAGATTTTCCAATATAGTATCTAAACCACCAAAAGATTTCTTTATCAGTATCTTTATCTGGTTTATCCCCAAATGGATTATCTTTTGTTTGATTTTTTGGTGTATATGATGTGATGTATCTAAATCCATAGATAAATAAAGCGGAATATATTAATGTCATAAATAAACCAACACTCGGGAATTTCAAACTCACATAATGTTCCAGTGTTAGTTGAGGCGCGGCAGTATGGTTGCGCAACCAAGTATGACCCGTTTCTAATAAATATTTTAATTTTAGTATCATATTATCAATTTTATTTATCATAAATAAACCCACACTCAGGAATTTCAAACTCACATAAAGTACCAGTGTTAGTTGAGTTTCTAATAAATACTTTAATTTTATTATCTTCAACCCCTCTACTGGTTTGACTTACTTGGATTAAGTGTTCCAATCCATTTATTGTTGTGCTGGTAAAAAAGTGATCACCAATATGTCCTTCTAGTTTATTCATATCGTATATATTAAATTTATCTTATTCCTTAAGAAATATGTAATTTTGTAAATTGGTGATGGAAAGTATTACACAAATAACGGAAACAATCCAATGTATCTGCTTGTTGTGTTGTATCAGTTCTATCCTGTTTGATAATTGATCCATCTGCCCACATTCTAACATTTTCCAAATCATATAATAATGCTTTATTCTTTTCTAAATCTATCCTTACATTTCCTTTTGATAATATAGAATTGACTAGGACTTGATTATCAGCCAACCGTGGATTTGATCTACCAACTTTAATTTGTGTTTGTGCTACTTTTAACTCTTTTTTTATAATTTTATAATAATTCAAATCATCAGCCACCATAGCACTTCGATTTGATCCAGAAGCATCACCTGTAATTATATACAAATAACCTTGATACTTTTGTTTAATTACTTCACATAATTTATATATATCACTATTTGCTAATTTTATACTTTCAATCACATCGATTTGTCCAATCAAGGTTGATTGTGCTATAATACAAGTTATTGGATTAGCGTTAAAGTCGAAACTGATATATAGATACTGGTTCTTATCAGCCTCTATCTTAATGGGTGTGTTATTATTATAACAGTGTTTTTTCCTATCAAACGCCCAAGCCCATAAATCATCATTATTAACCATATTGGTCCAATCACCTTCAACGAATTGACGTTTATATTTATCATCCAAAGTTTCCCACATAGCGAATTGTTCGTTTGTAACGGTTGGATTATCTGTTGGAAGTGCTGGTATATAATATTTTGGTGCTTTCAAATCACCTATTCTATGTGGATCGTAAAACATTTCTTTAATCCAAGTCTGGCACGGATTAAATGTGAATAATAAAAGTGGTTTAGGCATCCTTGGAATAATCCAACTACCCAAACGAGATTTGATAGTCGTGTATAATTTAATGGATAATTCCTCAGCCTGTTCCAACACGGCTCCGTTTATTTCAAGACCTAACAAACCATTCAACTCAGGATCTCTCTCTATGTTTTCATCCATAAACATTATTTTAGATCCATTTTTATGTTCTACAAATGTTGGGGATGATCTATTCCATTTCCAATTTGGTGAATTACCTATAATCTTCTCCAATGATGGGATAGTTGTTTCTTTTAACTTTTGATTATCCTTTCTAAATACGGCCCATTTAGAACCAGGATACATTATACTTAACGTAACAAGAACACCCAGTGTTCCATATGTTTTACCACCTCTAATCGCGCCACCATAGGCTATTTCCCTATAAGGGTTTAAGCCTTCTGCTGACGCGACTACGAGGTTGAATAATTCTTTTTGTTTGACGTTTAATGTAAAGTCAATCATTTATCTTTTAACAATTTTCTATATTCTTCAAAGGAATTAATTCTTTGTTCTGATATCTTAAAGTAATTTTCATCCATTTCCATTCCAATGAAATCATTTCCTAGTAATCTTGCCGCTATACCTGTTGATCCAGATCCCATATACATATCCATAACCACACCACCTTTTGGAGTTATCATATTGACCAAATAATATAAAAGATTAATTGGTTTAACGGTTGGGTGTTGGTTCTTAGACAATACAAATCCATCCAAACCCATATTCCTCTCCTTCTTTGATACCTTAGCCACATAAAAGAAACGGGATGCGCCACCTCCACCACTTTGTTTATCCAAAATATAACAAGGACAATTTGGATTTGTATGTATATCACCTTTATCTGTAAAATTCGTTCTCTTTATTTCTTTATATCCCCATTCGTGTGTTAAATCGGTATTATCCAATTGACCTCCACTATGTTTAATTTCACCCTTTTCCCCTTTAACAACTTCATCACAGATACATTCTAAAATGGTGTTGGATGGGAAACGGCCTTCACCTGTACCATAACCAACCCTACTTTCATCTATATTAATTCCACCCACACCCCATTTAATCATATTTTCTGTAATGGTTTTTTCGGATATAGGTTTTCTAGCCATACAAATAAATTCCTGACTTGGTTTAAGTCCAGTCCCCCAACCTTCATATTGGGATGATCCTTTGGTGAATTCTATTTTAATTTTTTTATGTTCATCATTTATAAAATTACCACCTCGTATATCATCAACAATTCTTTCACCCACCACTTCTCTATCATTACCCATTTTTTTATCATATTCTTTACCAATGTTTAATGATTTAGGGAAACCATTACCATATAACCAAGATATAGTATCTCTGATTTCAAATCCAGCATCTTCCATATTAACCACCATTCTATGGTATGTTCTTGTACCACAAAATGATAAAACGTGACCACCAGGTTTCAATACCCTCAAAACCTCTTTCCACAATTCAACAGATGGTACATCGTAATCCCATTTTTTACCCATAAAGTTTATTCCATATGGAGGATCCGACAGGACACTATCTACCGAATTATCTTCTAATTCTTTTAATTTTTCTAAATTGTTTCCTAAATAAAGTTTCATATTCATTGTGTTATTTTTTTTATATTTGAATTTTAGTGCCGTCTGGTAATGTGATATATTGTACTTCTATATTTAGATTTTTACTTTCAATATGTTGCGTTGGTGCTCCAATTGCTCTTTGTAATACTTTTTCCAAACTACTTATATCACCATCCATATAATCTTTCAAAACGGCTTTGGCAATTATTCTTTCTAGAATGGTGGCTTTTTCATTTAATATTAAACTATTCAACTCTTTCATATCTAGTCTAATTATTCTCATTAAAGCATCATTAATCTGTGAAGGTTTGAATCCAGTTTTCATCATCACTTCACTTACGAATTTCTTTGGTCGCCCATTGGGATTTAACACCTGACCTTTTTTAATACCAACCCCATACTTAGTTCCTTTCTTAAATCCCATATTTTTTGTTATTTTATTTGTTATTATATATTAAAAATTCCACTTCCCATCGATCTAAATCAACTTCAACATATTCAACATAAGTGTTGCTTGTTCTTAGTTTAAGATTTTTTATTACTTTAATGGAAGATTTTTTATTACTTCTATTATCTTTCCACCATTTTTTATAATAACACGATTTACACAAACCTTTTATTTCTGGGTTGGTCAAACATTCAACACAAGATATTTCATTCATAAACCCAACTCTCTTAATTTTTTATCTCTTTTATATTGTAATAATGAAAGGGTTATTGTTTCACCACCTATGAATGGTGGGTTGTATTGAATATAATGTGTGCCAACTGGTGCCCATTTAGGACCTTTAACTTTAATGAATTCACTATTATTGATCAAATTTTCGGAAATATTAGTATCGTGAAAGTCTTCAACATCACCATATATTGTAATATATTCTCG